ATGGACAGGATGGTGTTACGATACTAATAACCAAGCTGCGTTTTTAAGTATTCCCGAATAAATAACGGAATACGTTGGGGGTAAAAAGGAGAAAGACAATAGCAATGGGAGAGTGCCAGGAACAATGGGGTTACCACATGACGGTAGATGGGAAAGGTGCCAATAATGGTATCCATAATGAATCCGTTATCAGGGCTTTTGTTGCTGATTTAATTGAACGTATTGGTATGGTCGCTTGGGGTCCATGCCATGTGCAATTCTTTGATACATCAAATTTAAACCTTAGGGGTTATTCTGCCGTCCAGCTTATTACCACATCAAGTTTTACTGCCCATTTTGTTGAACACGACAATACGTTTTATATTGATGTGTTTTCTTGTAAGGAATTTGATCCCGACTGTGTGAAAGCCACGATTACTGAGTATTTCTCGCCGGAATCCATGCACACCAACTATTTTACCCGCCAAGCGTAGCCCTTGACAGAGCGATCCAAATTTGGTATATTATAATCTATTACCAATAAAGCGGTTTTACAAGTGAGGTGAATTCTGGGGCAGACTATCTTAAACATTACGGGTCCTGAAACAGATGGAACGTTCCGTGGAGCGCAAGGCGGCACGGAACTGATGCTTCAAGGTTTGAAAGAACGTGTTGATGCCGCGTTACTAGAGAAGGTCAACATTATTTGTAGCCGGGTACGGCACCTTGATCCAGTCAAGCCGAATATCCTTTGGTTGCATGATCTTTGGAACGATCCTGAAGCAGCCCATTTAGCTAATCCTGCCGAACGTGCTAAGTTTGCACAACTGGTTTTTGTTTCACATTACCAGATGCATACCTATAATTTAGGGTTAGGAGTACCTCTGGGCGCTGGTGTGGTACTCCAAAATGCCATCGAGCCAATACCATTACACCAAAAGCCAGCAAGTCCTATCAGACTCATTTACCACACAACACCCCACCGCGGCCTTGAAATACTTGTACCCTGTTTTGAAGTCTTAGCAAAAGAATACGGATCCGCAGTCCATTTGGATGTGTATTCTTCTTTCAGCATATATGGTTGGCCTGAACGTGACAAACAGTACCATGAACTTTTTGAATTATGCCGGCGCCACCCACATATCACATACCATGGATTCCAGCCTAACCATGTAATCCGTGCTGCGTTACAACAAGCCCACATTTTTGCTTATCCATCTATCTGGCCTGAAACATCGTGCATTGCGGCTATTGAAGCTATGTCCGCAGAATGTGAAGTGGTATGCCCGAATTATGCGGCTTTACCAGAAACGACTGCAAATTTTGCTGCGCTGTACCAGTTTGATGAAGATATTAACATCCACGCGAACCGTTTTGTCAACGTCTTAGGTGGCGTAATTCATACCTACCTTACTGATTTCTCATCTGTTAAAGAGCGCCTAAAAATTCAAAAGGCGTATATGGATTCAGTTTATAATTGGACTGGACGGGCCCGGCAATGGACCTACTTATTGGAGTCTATCGTTAACCGCCATTATGCACAAAGCAAAAACACATAGCGACATCCTTAGGAAGAAAGCAGCGGACCGCGAAAAGGTGGCTGTAGCTTATACGGGGTTTCATGGCGCAGAACCTACGTGGAGTAGCGCTGACCAACTCTTAGGAGCAGAAGAATACCGTAACAAAATTCTTTCGGCATTTAATTATTATAATGCTACCTTGGACTTGAAAGATAGGCGGAAAGCATTGTTAGCGTATTTTAAATCTATTGGCCAAGACAACAAGGTTGATTTGACCGCTATAAAAGATTCTGAATTCAACCAAACTTTAGCCGCAATGTGCCGGATGCTCCTTTTTATACCCCTGATAAAAAATCCAATACATGGTTTTTGGATACGTTAACGGCGTTAGTCCACATGGCTAAAGAAAGGAATGCAGCCCAAAAGAAAGCTGCCCAAGAAACAACAGCAATTCCACCACCGACTATCCAGGACCGTGTAGAAGTACAAGCCAAAACTTATGTCGCTGATTTAGATGGAAGGGTCGATGCGTTTATTTTAGGTGGATGCAAAGATGTCTTTGATATGCTGGCATGGTTACAAGAACATAATATAAAACCTGTCTATGCAAAGCATATTGCGGGTATATACCAGCCGGTCCTTGATGAATTAAAGGCAGTAAAACATGATAAAGTCCTTCGGGAAGGCTATAGCACCTTTTCTAAAAAGCAATTAGAAAATTATACGGCCTTTATGCAAAATATTGTCGATGGTGCCACCCAATGGTTTGCAGCCAATAAAACTCAGCGGAAACCGCGGAAACGAAATCCCCAAGTGGCACTCAAGCACCTGAAATACTTACCTGAACATAAAGACCTTAGTTTGAAGTCTATTGATCCTAAAAAATTGTTGGAATGTGAGGAGGTGTGGACCTATAACACCAAGACTAGGATGCTTGCTACTTATTATACCCAGGATAACCAAGTTATGACGATTAAAGGTACGACAATCAAGGGATTTGCTAAAGAATCGTGCCAACGAAAATTACGAAATCCTAAAAACTTTTTTGCTAGTTTAGACGGTGGGGTTGGCATTCGCTCTCTCCATGCAGTCACCTCAACGCTAACGACAAAAGACTTGGCTGTGAATGGACGGATAAACAACACGACAGTTATCTTGGCGGCCAAATAATGCTCCTTATTGATTTTAGCCAATTAGCGATTGCTTCTACGGCTGTATGCCACCAAGAGGATTATGCTATAACCAGTGTGCGGCACCGCGTGTGGCTTACGCTCGGTAAATACCGCAAGCTCTTTTTTAAAACCTATGGTGATCCTATTTTATGTTGTGATAGTGCCTCTTATTGGAGGAAACAATTATTTCCATCATATAAAGCTGCTAGGGCAGCTAAACGGGCCACTTCAAATACTTTTTCAAATGCTTGCCACTACAACATCAATACCATGAGGGAAGAATTTAAACAGAATTCTCCATATTTGGTCCTTACAGTAGAAGGTGCGGAAGCTGATGACATTATCGCTGTCTTAACTGCTAACGCTACGGAAGGATTCTTTGGCCGTGAGTCGGTCCTTTGTGTATCTGGTGATAAAGACTTTGGTCAGTTGGCACAGTATAATGGTTTTCGGCAATATTCTCCGCGGCTAAAAGATTTTGTTATGTTTCCTGCTGATCTAGATAAAGCCCTAGCAGAACATATTTTCCGGGGCGATAAAAGTGATGGTATTCCTAACATCCTTTCAGACGATGATACATTTATTACTCCTGGTAAAAAACAAAAATCGTTATCGAAAACTTTACTCGATACCTATACCGTAGGGATTCCCGCTGATTTGGTGCTGAATTATGCGCGGAATAATTCATTAATAAATTTTAAAATGATTCCTTCTAAAGTGCAAAATGCCATCCTCGATGAATGGCGGGTACAAATAGCAAGCCCAAAAACCCGGCAGGGATTGCTCAGTTATTTTATGCACCACAGACTAAATAGCCTCATCCCACGAATAGGAGATTTCTAATATGGCGATTGAAGCCCTTTCAAAAATTATTGAACGTATTGAAGCCGCTAAAACCGTGGACGAACAGACAGCCCTCCTCCTGAAACATTCCTCCACATCTTTGAAAAACATTGTTGGTTTTGGTATGAATCCAAATACTAAATGGCTCCTTCCGGAAGGGGCTCCTCCCTTTAAACCAGCGGCTAAGGCTAGTGACTATGAGGGAGGGCTTTATAAAGAATGCCGTAAATTCATTTATTTTGTAGCGAGCCAAGAAGGGTTACAGGTTAAACAACTCAAACGGGAACAACTCTTTATCCAAATGCTAGAGAATATTGATCCTGATGATGCGCTCCTTGTTTTGCGTGTAAAAGACAAGAAACTCAAAATTAATCCAGAAGCAGTCAAGAAAGCATTTCCAAAACTTACTATCGGATGGTAGGACATGGTCTTATATTCAGAATTACAAGATGGGAATAATGATGTAGTTAAAGATATTCCCAATGCGGACGATTTTAACTATTACCGTACCGATTGGGGAGAAGCTGCGGCTATCATTGGTAATGGTACTTCCCGCCTCGAATTCTCTATTACTCAAATACCATCCCATATTATAACTTACGGCTGCAATGGCATTCATAGAAATTACCCCCCCATCACCCATCCTTATCCAGATTATGTTGTTGCCGTTGATAAAGGTATGGTTAATGAAATCAGACGCGGCATCCATTCTGATCCTAATTTATGTTTTCCTTTGTCGCGCCTCCTGGTTCCAGAGGATAATGATTGTTGGGAGCCTGCGGAATGCAACCCAAACCGTCCGCGGATGAACGCAGGTATGGCAGCTATGCGGTTTGCTATTAACCATGGTAAAACGCAGTTGTTTTGTTTTGGTTTTGATTTTTTGCTTACTACGCCAGACCAAGCCGTATCGAATATTTTTGACGGCAGTCTAAATTATGGGCCAGAAACTAGGGCTAACCATGCTGATACTCCAGGCCGGCTACACTTCCTCAATTGGTTAACCACAAAGCATCCGGATGTATCCTTTATATTTGTGTTTCCGGAAAACAGCGGAGTCTATACATTATTCTCCACCAATACTCTATATTGCACGTATAGCAATATTCCCTGGTAGTAAGGACCCTATGCATCCTATTGTCCAATTTACATTTATGTTATTCCTCATGCTTATTATGGCGGCCTGTATCTATAAAGATGGAGGACGCGGAGGGCCATAATGCGCCGATTCAATGGCCTCCATAATTTTTCATTTTTAGCTGCGTCTTATGTTGATAAGCATTTCTTACACCGTCCTATTGGATATCTGCCTCCCCTTGAGACTTTCCAGAAAATCATCATTCTACTGTTAGCATGTTTGTTTTTTGGCATTGGGTTTTGTGCCGGCACAATTATAGGACCATTACTAGATTCTTTGTTTAATTTGTTATTAACCATTGACAAAATAGCTGGCTAATAGTACACTAAAGCATGGACTTGAATGCTGCCATTAGGCGTGTCGTTGATAAATATGCCCACCGCCCGAATGTTGATAAAGCAAAGCATTTCACTTTGGTGTTGCTTAAAGGACGGCTTATCACAGTCGGATGGAACAAAGAACTTAATCCCCAAGCTGACCGCCGGATTAACCGTTCAGAATATACCCGCCATGCTGAAATCCATGCCCTCCGCCGGCTCATGGCCCACTTACGGAATAGCCCCCGCCCTAGCTTGCCGCGCTATACTTTCTTCAATGTCCGGCTAGATAAGATGGGGCAGTACCAATTAGCACGGCCCTGTGCAACCTGCTGGAAGGTCCTAGGGGCGGCTGGGATATCTAAAGTGTATTATACCACTGGCCAGCCAGAGATCGGTCGTTGTAGGCCGGTTTAAGGATTTATAAATCCGCTATGTTTTCAATAGGTTATAAATTATTTTTAAGTTCCCTGTAAAAACAATGGGTTATGCCATAAAATAATTCTTGACTCCAATGCAAAGTCATGGTACAATTAATAGAATAGTATTCAGGGACCACTTTAACCAATAGGAGTCAATGATGTTCGTCTGTGAATCTTGCCACACTATCTCGCCGCCACGCGTACCATCCCTTCCCGTCGTGCGTTCCATGCGGACCGTTACATACCGTTCCCATGAAGGAGCGGTAACACACGGCCACGAAATTGTACAAGAAGCTAGGATGTGTTTGGCTTGCATCAACCATGCGCCGGCCCCATACCTTTTAAAGTCTGATAAATTAGTGGTCGCACCTGAACCCGTACGGCGCCAAGTATTGACGCCTTTACCACAAATTGACAAAGACCGGAAAAAATAAGTTACCTTTATGCATAAAAAGACATTAGAAGATAATCGTGAATTTGATTGCGACAAGGAACAGGATGAGGACCTATTTGGCTTTTGCCCATCGGTGGGGTTTGAATCCGGAGAGCGTTTAATTGAGGCTATTATCAACCAAGCGTTGGAAGATTGTGCTGTCCTCAAATATCGGATTGTAAAAGGAACTAAAATCCTAGCACCTGAAATTATTGATGCATGGAATTGGCTAATGGACAATAAAGAAGATAATTGGAACATACCATTTACGTTTGAATGGTGTTGTAAAGAAATCGGGTTTTCAGCAGAACGGTGGCGCACCCTCCTCCAAGAACGCCGACGGTATGTGGCTAACGCGATTGCGCTTACAAAAGGTGCAGCTTGATATACTTAACCAGAAAAGGAGCAAGATTAATGTTACAAGATAGAAAGAAAAATAAGCAAACATCGAGCCTTCAGCAATTACGGGTCAAAACTCTTGAAATCTTCCGCGGCTATGGATACCGCCTGCGTGTATTTCGCTATCAATCGACCCGTTGGATAGTGCAAAAAGCCAACTTATTAATTAAACCATTTACTGTAATGGGATCGGCGTTCAAGGCGATGGCTCCCTGGAACTTTCTCCGAAAGGAACCGCGGAGTGAATGGCCTCAGACGATGGGGCCCAACTTGTTGATTGGTACGTTATTTAAGGATATTGCTCGCAAAGAAAAAGT